GTTCAGTAAATACTAGAGGAACTGCAGAAGGAAGATATATGTTTGATGTATTAGTAAGTAAAGGAGGAACTACATATCCTCTTACAAGTGGAAATGTAATGGTAATTAATCCAGTTTCATCAGCACCCTAAATACAACTAGGAAACTTGTGAATATATGGCACAACCAGCAAGTAGATCAGATTTAATCAATTATTGCAAAAGGCAGCTGGGTGCTCCAGTCCTTGAAATTAATGTCGCCGATGAGCAAATAGATGATCTTGTGGATGATGCTCTTCAGTATTTTCATGAAAGACATTTTGACGGAGTAATTCAAACATATTTAAAATATAAAATAACTCAAGATGACATTGATAGGGGAAGAGGTAGAGGTGGAAGTAATCCAATAGGAATTGTAACTACTACAGCAACTTCCACTGTTGGAATTACATCTACTTTTTCTTACGAAGAAAATAGTAATTTTATTCAAGTTCCTCCTTCAGTAATAGGTGTTAATAAAATTTTTAGATTTGATAATAGTACCATATCTGGGGGAATGTTTAGTTTAAAGTATCAACTATTTTTGAATGATTTATACTTTTTCAATTCTATGGAAATGTTATCATATGCAATGACAAAAACATATCTTTCTGATATTGACTTTTTATTGAATACTGAGTCGCAAATAAGATTCAATCAAAGACAAGATAGATTGTATTTGGATATTGATTGGGCAAATGTGGTAGTAAATGATTATATTGTTTTAGATTGTTGGAGACTTTTAGACCCAAACGATTTTACAAGAGTTTATAATGATTCATTTTTGAAAAAATACCTAACTGCTCTTATTAAGAGACAATGGGGACAGAATTTAATAAAATTTCAAGGAGTTAAACTTCCAGGTGGAATTGAATTGAATGGAAGACAGATATATGATGATGCTGAAAAAGATTTGCAAATAATTAGAGAGCAGATGTCAAATACATATGAACTTCCACCTCTTGATATGATAGGTTGATATTATGGTATTAAATCCATTTTTTACTCAAGGGACATCATCCGAACAAAATCTTGTTCAAGACTTAATAAATGAACAACTAAGGACTTATGGTGTAGATATATTTTACTTACCTAGAAAGTATTTGACAGAAAATACCATCATAAGAGAGGTAGTCCAGTCAAAATTTGATATGGCACTTCCTCTTGAAGCATATATTGATAATTATGATCAATACTCTGGTGCTGGCAATATTCTTTCTAAGTTCGGAATTGAATCAAAAGATGAAGTAAGACTTATTATCTCCAGAGAAAGATTTGAAAATTATATTACCCCTTTAATTCAAGATCAGTCTAACATAAAATTGTCAACCAGACCTAAAAGTGGAGACTTAATTTGGTTTCCTCTTGATGATAGGATCTATGAAATCAAAGATATTGAGTATGCAAAACCATATTATCAATTACAGAATCTCTATGTTTATGAATTATACTGTGAACTTTTCCGTTTGGAAGATGAAGTTATTGCAACTGGTGTAGGTGAAATTGATAATAATCTTATAGGTGAAAATTATGATGGATCAACTGATGACGGAATCAATACCATACAAGGTCCAACTCAAACTCTGACTTTAGTTGGAGCAGCAGTAACCTCAACAGCATTAACAAGTATTGTAAATGGTGCGATTAGATTTATTAGAGTGACAAATAGAGGTGGTGGATATGCAACCCCACCAAGAGTGGCTATATCTTCTGCACCTAGTGGAGGAGTAACTGGTGTAGCAACAGCAGTTATGATTGGTGGAATAAATGTTTGTAACTTGAATGCAAATCCAAAACTACAATCAGTACAGCAAGTACAAGTAATAAACCCTGGATTTGGATATACATCTATTCCAGGAGTGCGATTTATCTCAAATACTGGTACAGGAGCTGCGGGAATAGTTGGAATATCGACTACAGGAGGAGTTGGTATAGTAACTGTAAACGTCGCTGGATCAGGATATGTAACAGCACCAACAGTAACATTTACTCCACCAAAACATGTCGGGGCAGCAGCAACTGCAATTCTAAATTCGCCTATAGTAGGTGGTGGAGTTAGTGTAACATCTGCTCCAATAAGTATAGGAGCATCTTCTTTCCTCTTCCCAGGAGGAACTACTGGTGGTGTATTCTATGCAACGGCTCCGACAGTTACCTTTGATTTACCAACTGGAACTGGAAATGCTGCTGGTGCAGTTGTAACTCTTGATGATCTTGCACAAACAGGAGGAACAGTAGAAACTCTTGGATTGACGACTGGAGGTAAATTCTACACTAGTGCTCCATCAGTCTCTATTTCGCATCCAGGATTTAGTTTTGCATCTGCAACTATAGGAATTGCAGGATCATCTATTAATCCTGGTTCTATTGCGTTTAGTACTACTGGTAGAGCATATACAACTGCTCCAACTGTTGCAATCTCTACATCTGGATTGATGGATGCTCCAACTCAAGTTGCTGTTGGTATTGCAACAATTCATCCAATAACTGGTATTATTACAGCAGTATCTTTCAATGTTTCAGATTCTTGGGCAACAGGAACAGGAGCAACAATTGGTGCTGGATATACAGTAGCACCTAGTATTTCTTTCTCTGGAAATCCATCACCAGTACAAGCAACTGCTAGTGTCACTGTGTCCGTTGCTGGTACTGTAAGCACCATTAGCATCGGTAATAGTGGATTTGGTTACTTAACGACCCCAACAGTCTCTATTGGGTCTCCAGGAGGTGCTGATGAGCAGTTCAGAGCACTTGGTGTTGCAACTATAAGATCCACATCAATTAAGACTCAAGGAACAATTGGTATTGGATCTACTTCAATTACTGGAGTTACAACTACAAACATTATAGTTGGTGATAGAGTCAGACTTGGTGTTGGTTATAGTGATCTATATAACTTTATACCTGCTGATACTTTTGTTACAAAAATTGAATCAAATACTATATTCATAAACAACGCAGCAACCAATGTTGGCATCGCAACATCTGTATTTGAATTTGGTAGACAAAACTGTGGTGTTGTTACAGGTATTGCAGTTACATTTGGTGGTGGTGGATATTTATCTCCGCCAACTGTAACAATAACTAATGAAGTTTCTGAAAAAAATTATATAAATTTCCCAGGAATATCAACAGCAACTGGTATATCGACCATAAGTCCTGGTGGAACAGTTTCAAGTGTCAACATTCTAGATTCTGGATATGGATATGTAATTGTTCCAGAAGTAACATTGTCTAATCCAGAAAGTAATGGTTCTGGCACATTTATATTCAATGAAATTATCACTGGTTCTTCTAGTGGAACTACAGCAAGAGTTAGAACATGGGATGGATCAACTAATACTCTCATAGTTGGAACAGTTGCTGGAGAGTTTGTTAGAGGGGAAACATTAGTGGGTTCAACTTCTGGTGCTTCTTATGAGTTACGAATTGTTGATGTACAACCAGCAGATGATGGATTTGCTGACAATATTAACATAGAAGTAGAAGCAGATAATATTATTGACTTTAGTGAGCAGAACCCATTCGGAATGCCCTAAATAAAAATATCTTATACTTTGAGATATTGTAGGATTAACAATGTTTGAATATTTTTACAACGAAATTTTGAGGAGGACCATCATATCTTTTGGTACTCTGTTTAATGATATTTCTATTAAACATACAGATTCTGATGATAATACAGTTAGTGTTGTAAAGATACCTTTGGCATATGGTCCAACTCAAAAGTTTTTAGCAAGGATAGAACAATCTCCAGATTTAAATAAACCATTTGCTATTACTCTTCCGAGAATGTCATTTGAGTTTACTGGATTAACTTATGACGCTACTAGAAAAGTAACTACAACTTCAACGTTTACAGTAAAAGATCCTAATGATGGAAAAGAGACTAAAAAGTCTTATATGCCAGTTCCATATAATATGCAGTTTGAACTTGCTATTATGTGCAAATTAAATGATGATGCTCTTCAAATTGTAGAACAAATTTTACCATATTTTCAACCAGCATATAATGTTAGTGTTGAATTAGTTCAAGGACTTCAGGAAAAAAGAGACATTCCTGTTGTGTTAGAAAACATTACAATGCAAGATGACTATGAAGGAGATTTTTCTAGTAGAAGAGTTCTTCTTTATACTTTAAGATTTACTGCGAAAACATACTTGTTTGGTCCTGCATCTTCCGCAACAAAAGATATCGTCAGAAAGGCTACTGTCAGTTATCTTACAGGTACAGATACTTCCAACTCCACAAGAGAGGTTAGTTATTCTGTAGGACCAAGAGCAATCAAGAGTTATACAGGAAACGCAGCAACAACTCTTGCAGAAGATATTACAAAAGCAAAAACATTATTCAATGTTGTTGATGCTAGTGGACTTACAGAAAACACTTATGTTGATCTTAATGGAGAAGAAATATTCATTACTAAGATAACAGGTAATAAAATTACTGCGAAGAGAGGACAAGATGGAACAACTATTACTGATCACTTAACGGGTGAAGAAATATTCATTATTGATGCTGCAGATACTGCATTGATTGAAACCGGAGATGATTTTGGTTTTGATGGTGGATTCTAATGACAAAAAAATTTGATAACCTTAATGATACTTTTAATACCTCTGATGATGTAATTAAACCAGAAGTAATTGAACATAAAATTGAAAAAGTAAAAGAAGGTGTTGATGATATTAAAAAAGATTATGAATACACTAGAGGAAATCTTTATTCTATTATTGAAAAAGGACAAGAAGCTCTTAATGGAGTTTTAGAACTTGCTCAAGAAAGTGAAATGCCTAGAGCATATGAAGTTGCAGGTCAATTGATTAAAAATGTTGCTGATGCAACAGATAAATTATTAGATCTGCAGAAAAAACTAAAAGATGTAGAGGAAGAAAGTAAATCAAAAGGACCATCAACAGTTAACAATGCATTATTTGTAGGATCTACAGCAGAATTAGCAAAGATGCTCAAAGATGGATTAAAAGAGGACAATAAATAGAAAGATAGAGGAGATATATTAAAGTGGCACTAAAGAAGCCTTCAGATTTTTTCGGTAAGAATAAAAAAACTCACCTTGATGAGGTAAAGGAGAGTTATGATTCTGCGTGTCCAGAAAAAATAGAACAGGTTTCAGAGGCATTTGGAACGTTCAAAGAAAACTTAAATCATATACAATCATTATCGGATTTTACTTCTACTTTTGATAGTTTTAAAGAAAACTTAGAAAAAGTAGAAACTGTTTCTAGTGAAATTAGTAGTATAAAAGATGAGATAAAAACATTAATTAAAAAAGAAGATTTAGATAGTGCTATGATGGCACAACTTCTTTTTGTAGATGAATCAATAACAAAAATTGAATCTAGAGTATCATCTATTAATGGAAAGACTGTTGAAAAAATTAAAGAAGATTTTGTAAATCTTTCAAACTCGGTAGAATCTTTTCTTAGTATTGATGCGCCAAAGTATAAAAGATTAATTTCAGAATCTGAAGTTAGAGTAGATGATAGATTTGATAATTTTAAAACTAATGTAAAAGAAAATTTAATTTCTATTAGAGTAGATGTAGATAAAGAAGTTACTGCTGCTTTAGAGTCTATTGAGAGTGTAAATGAAAATACTATCAATATAGTCAAAGCAGAATTTAAAGAAACTGTTAGAGATGTTAATAAAAATGTAAGTGAGTTAGTAGAAAAAGAACTTCCAAAATATAATAAACTTTTTGCAGAAACCGAAGTAAGAACAGAAGAAAAAATTAATGAAGTAATTGATTCTTACAAACAAGATATTGAAAATCTTAATGCAAAGGTAAAACTGTTTACTGAAACAGAAATACCAAAGTATAGTAATCTTTTAATTGAAACTAAACTTAAATCTGAAAAAGAAGTAAAGGATTTAGAAGAAGAAGTCCTTTCTAAAGTTAATATATTATCTGAAAAGGTTCAATTTATTTCTGAAGGTATTCCAGAAAAAACCTCAGAAAAAATACAAGAACTTAAAAATATAACTGATGAATATAAAGAAGAGATAGATTCTATCTCTAAAAAATATCAGTCTCTATATAAAGACTTCAAAAAAAGAGAAGTTAGTGAAAACAAAAAACTAGAAAAGTATTCTAAAGATATTGAAAAATATCATAAGAGATTTAATTTTTTAGAAGAAACAGTTACTGAAGATCTTAAGGAAATTCAAAATGTTCTAGTATCATCTAATAAAAGTTATCATGCCAGTTTAGAAACTGAAGCAGTAAAGTTCAGAGATAAAATTTCCGAACAGATGAAAGGTCTTGAAGTAGATCTTGTTACCAACGAAAAACATATAAAGAAACAGAATGAGCATATTGAAAGTATTCAAGAAGAAATAAAAGAAGTTCTTGAAAGACTTCAATTAGATAAGTTAGAAGAAAAGAATAAAGAGTTAGTTGAAAAAATTAATTATCTTGAAGAGACTATTTCTGAGATAAATGAAAAGAAACTTTTAAAGGAGGATAATCCAACTTTACCAGGAAATCCATCAACAAATAATTCTTCAGATGGATTAACTCCTTTAGATCAAAAGTTTGCAACACTTGATGATCTTCAAAATCATTA